GCAGACGAGCTGCAAGGCCGTCAAGCCGATATTTTTGATTACATCTGCGAGCGTTGGTCAGACGGGCAGTTCCCCGTTGTCGCGAGCGAGCTGGCAGACGTGGCCAAATGCAACGCAAGCAAGGTCAACCGCGCCCTCCGCGCGTTGGAAAAAAAGGATCTGGTTCGACAGGACGGACAGCTTGATCCTTTGGTTTCAGGCGGGCGACCTCAGCTTTTGTGGCTGCCAAATATTGCATCCCCCGAAATAGGGGAAACAAGGGGAAAAAAGCCAACAACCTCACGCGCGTCACATGAAATAGAGGGTTGTTCCCCTTTTTTACATAAAGCCCCAGGTTTTCGTGGATCCTCTCAGGCGGGGGTTTTGCCCCCCGGTACTCCGGTCGAATTACGACGCGGCGATGCCTGGTCAAATGGCTGGGTTATTGCCAATGCGAGCAAAATGGACAGCATCCGCGCTGCAAAGCTCGGGAGCCCCCACATCACGATCAGTTCCCTGCGTTGGGAACTTGACGTGCGCCTTTGCCAATCTGGCTCGCAAGAGCCTGGACCAACTGAACTATTTGATTTCTAATGCCTGACTGCAACCGCACCTATCCCGTACGCGTTGATGTGCGCCTCACCGAGGAAGAACGCGACGCCTTGAACGCTGAAGCCATGCAACGCGGTATTCCGCGCCAGGAACTGCTCAGGGCTCGCGTGCTCAGCGAAGCCAACCAGCCCGCACCAATCCCTGACATCAAGCCTGTCCATTACTCCAAAGGTCGCGACTCAATCGACAGAGCTATTCATGCTGTGAATCGTCGATACAACGTCAACAGCCGAGATCTCGAAGCAATCGTTTGTACTGTCATTTGCGCTCTTAACGCAAAGCAATGATTCCGGGCATGCCTCATGCTACGATTGGTATGCCACAAGCCGGATGTATGGCCCGGATTCTCGGCCCTGAGACAAGAGCAGGTGCCTGGTTCTTACCTCCTCAGCCATGACCAGTAGCTCATGGCAGAGGTTTTAAATCCTGATTCCCTTAATGGCTAAGCAGACCCGAGCCTCAATCCTCGCCCAGGAAATTATCGCTTGTGATTTAGCGGAGCCTCAAAGCCGCTTGCAGCTTCAAGCGATCATTTCAGGGATTCTTTTTGCGAACCCAGATCTAGACGACCTTGAGGTTGGGGAGCTTATTCACGCTGAAATTTCGACAGCTCGCTAAAGGCTCTTGCCTTTTTCTCTCGGGTATGCCATACTATGTGCATGGGAGAGATCCCGCCCATTCGGAGCCTTTTGTGACAGCATCAACAACCCAGCCAGCTCTTCAAACCAGCAAGCTTGAACTCAATCAAATCATTTGTTCTAGCTTTGGCTACGACATGACGATCGTTGAGTACTACATCGTTTCTCGCATGACTAAGGCCAGCGTTTGGCTTCGCCCTATTAATTGCACGATTACAGGCGATGACGGACGCGGCGAAGGTAAAGCAATGCCTGACGCATCTTGGCAAGCCCCAGACGACAAAGTATTTCGCAAGCGCATTCAGCACTGGGACGGCGTTGAAGGCATCTCTGACAGCATCAAATACTTCCGCATCTGGGATGGCCGCCCTCAGTACCACAACACTTGGGACTGATCACTTCGGCCCTGGAGACAGGGCCTCTTTTGCTTTTCTCCTCTTTCACACCATGCTTAGTTACCACCACACGAGCCTCAACTTGTTCGAAGCTTTCGAACGCTATCAAGACCAGCTAGACGCAAACAATCTGCTCAAGCTCGCACCTGTTGAGCCCCGTTACACCGTTAACGCTTACAAAGGTTCTGAGCACATTTGGGAAGACTGGGCTTACGACAAAGACGAACTTGTCACCCTCAAGCAAATCGCTACCGAGAGCGGTTACACCGTCACTGTTCGCCTAGAGGACAGCGAAGACTGATCACCGTCGGGGCGCCTGATGCCTAGTCTCACACAGCAGGCTGAAAGCTATACAACACCCACCCCCGTGGGAAAAGCAGGGCGAGTTTGGAGCCTCGATCAATACCCCGACATCAAACATGGACGAACACTTCAAAGCACAGCAGCATCAGAATGAACTCCGCGCTTTCCTTCGTTATGAAGCCAGACTCAGCCTTGCCTATCGCCAAACTGCGTACGCTCGAGCCAGATGGACGCATCATGATCACAGTTGGCGAGCAACCGATTCAGTTCAGGTCAATCGTGAGTAGCCATCACCTTGTCGAAGAAAAAATTATTCGTTTACAGAGCTACTGGCTAAAAGCCAGTCAAAATCAAGATCTCTAAGCTACGCTTTACATCAAGCAGTTTTTTTTAGCTTGGCATCAATAACATCTTTAAAGTCAGATCATAAAAATGCACGACGCAGAACAGATCGTTCTTCTGAGTTAATTAAAGAGTCGCTTCAGCGTTATGGCGCTGCCCGGAGCATTGTCATTGATGAAGACAATCGAGTGCTTGCAGGCAACGGCACCATTGACGGCGCAAAGGCTGCAGGCATCAAAAACGTACGCATTATCGAAACCGACGGTGACGAGATCATTGCCGTAAAACGCACCGGCCTATCAGAAGAGCAAAAAGTCGGCCTAGCTCTAGCCGACAACCGCACTGCTGATCTCAGCGAGTGGGACGTTGAAATGCTGCATACTCTTTCCCAAGAACATGACATTTCTAGTTGGTTTACTGAAGAGGATTTAGAAGCATTTTTAGGCGATGCGGTTGAGCCTCTTGACGAAATGCCAGAACTTAACTCTGACGATCGTGAGCCGATTCAGCAGATGACTTTTATTGTTCATGACCTTCAAGCTGAGATCATCAAGGAAGCAATAGAAAAAGCCAAAGCCATGGGTCCTTTTGTTGATACTGGCAATGAAAACAGCAATGGAAACGCAATTGCTCGTATCGCAGAGCTTTTTCTAAGTTGGGGGGGTGATCATGGCCTCAGCTAAAAACATCAAGGTCGCTCCTATCTCTGCAAAAGATGCAGCGGCTCTCGTTAAGCGAATCCATTATTCCGGTTCCACAGCAGCAACTTCGAGCCTTCATTTGGGTGTTTTCCTGAATGATCGTCTCGAAGGTGCCATGCAATTTGGTGCACCAATTGATAAACGGAAAGTTCTGCCCTTAGTCGAAAATACGCCATGGAATGGGTTTTTAGAATTAAACCGGATGGCATTTAGTGAAAACCTTCCCCGGAACAGCGAAAGTCGCGCCCTTTCGATTGCTTTTCGTTTAATAAAAAAACATTACCCGCACGTTCAATGGATACTGTCTTTTGCTGATGGGTCGCAATGTGGAGACGGCACGATTTATCGCGCCAGTGGCTTTTCTCTTACAGGCATTCGTCAAAACAAAACTATCCTTAAATTGCCAAACGGAAAAATTGTCACTGACCTGACTCTTAATATTAACCCTCAAAAAATGGGCGGCAATGCGTCGCAATGGAAAAAACGCGGGGCTAAACCTCTTGATGGTTTTCAACTTCGATATATTTACTTTTTGCATCCGACAGCCAAAGAACGGCTTACCGTTCCCATTGTTCCGTTTTCACGGATAGCGGAAATTGGCGCAACTATGTATCGTGGTCAAAGTATGCGCGTGAAGCAGGCCACTGTCGGGACCACCGATAAGGCGGCGGAGCATCACCGACCCACGCGCTCCAACCAATTCAAAGCCAGCCCCAAAATTCAACAGGCTGACTGATGCCAAAACCCAACAACCCAAGGCGCCGGTCATCAAATGCTGAGCTTGGGCTGCGCGTAAATCGGATAGCTCGTCTGCTGGCAAACGGAGGCACGCGCTCTGATGTGTTGCAATATGCCTCGACTCAGTGGGAATGCAGCACCAGAACTACTGACGATTACATCCGCAGAGCAAGAGAGATTTTGTGCGAAGACTGGGAGCTAGATCGGCGCGTTTTTACTGCAGAGATTCTTTCCCAGCTTGCGACGCTTCAAAAAGAAGCCCGTAAGCAAAGCAATCTCAACGCCGCTTTGGGCTGCATTAAGACAGCGGCGCAAATTGCGCAAGTCCTTCAGTGACGATTCTGAATCACATTGAGAATGGATCGATTCTCAATCGAATTGGTGAGCACAATTCAGAATTTGACGTTCAAGCCCTTGTCAATCAAATCAAAGCTGACTTGCACCCTGGGCAGCTTGCTTTTGTAGAAGATCAAACAACAGAAATCATCGGCCTATCTGCAGGGTATGGAGCAGGCAAGACGAGGTCGTTAGCCGCAAAGGCTGTCGTCCTTGCGGTGTTGAACCAAGGCTTTATGGGTTGCGTAATGGAGCCAACAGGTCCATTAATTCGTGACATTTGGATGAATGATTTTGAGCAGTTCCTTGAGGCATACGAAATCCCTTATACGTTCAGGGCTTCTCCGTTGCCCGAATACGTTCTGCATTTACCGGGCGGTGACACAAAGATCTTGTGCCGCAGTTTTGAAAACTGGTCACGCATCATTGGCTTGAACCTTGCCTGGGTGCTTGCCGACGAAATCGATACGGTCACGCCATCAATCGCACAAAAAGCATTTCCAAAAATCCTTGGCCGCTTGCGTGCTGGCAACGTGCGACAGTTCGCGGCTGCATCAACTCCTGAAGGTTTCCGCTGGATGTGGAACACGTTTGGCACAGAGGAAGCACAACAGCGCCCTGATCGGAAACTGATTAAAATGCGATCGGTGGATAATCCCCACCTTCCAAAAGACTTCATCGAACGTCTCGAAGCAAACTACGATCCCAGCCTGTTAAAGGCGTATTTGCTTGGAGAGTTTACGAATCTGACAACAGGTCAAGTTTATGACCGTTTTGATCGCGCCAAGCATGTAATTACTGATATTCCTGATGTCAGCAACGAGCCTCTACGCGTCGGCGTTGACTTCAATATCGGGAACATGTCAGCAGTCATCGGTGTGCGTCTTGGGAACAACCTTCTCCTGATCGACGAGATCAGCGGTGCGCATGACACCGACGCTATGGCACAAGAAATACAACGCCGTGCTGATGGACGTCAGGTATACGTCTACCCTGACGCATCTGGCGGAAACAGAAGCACGAATGCCTCACGTACAGACATTCAGATCTTGGAATCCTACGGGTTTAGCAATCAATCACCAAAGGCCAATCCTCCCGTACGTGATCGGGTGGCTTCTGTTCAAGCTTTGTTGGAAAACGGAAAAGGCGAAGTCAGGTTGCAGGTCACCGCAAATTGTAAACGGACAATCGAATGTTTAGAGCTGCAGTCATATACAGAGGCAGGCGACCCCGATAAAGATGCGGGTTATGACCATATGAATGATGCTTTGGGCTACTTGATCTACAGAGACTTCAGCATGATTCATGCGCGTGCTGGACGGGGCACTGGCATTAGGCTCTACTAAACTGTGGTATCGGGCGGGATTTAACTGTGTATTCAGGCTTTTCTGGTGGTCGCCAACGCGTTGGCAACGTCACTCAGGTGAACGACCCCAGCACGGCTTGGGTTAATCAAGAACCGCATTGGGGATTGATTGAACATTTACTTGGTGGCACATACAAAATCAGAAAAGGCCACCGCAAGTTTTTACCGCAAGAGCCAAGAGAATTAGACGAGTCTTATGACAACAGGCTGCAACGATCTGTTTTAGCGCCTTATTACGTCAGGCTTGAGCGCATGTTGGCTGGCATGTTGACGCGTAAGCCAGTCAGGCTTGACGACGTTTCTGATCAAATCCGCGAACAACTATTTGACGTTGATTTGCAGGGCAATGATCTGCAGACGTGGCTTTACAACACATCGCGCATCTGCATCCGCTACGGGCACGTCGGCATTCTTGTTGACGCGCCAAAGTCTGGCGACAATGGCCGCCCTTACTGGATTACATACTCGCCAAGGGATGTGCTTGGTTTCAGAACTGAATTAGCCGATGGGCAACAGAAGCTGACGCAGCTTCGATTATTTGAAAAAGTGCTTATCCCAGATGGTTTGTACGGGGAAAAGCAGGTTGAGCAAGTACGCGTCTTGACCCCTGGTGCATTTGAGATCTTCCAAAAAGATCAAAAAGGCGACTTCCGTGTTGTTGATGAAGGCACAACAAGCTTGAGCGAAATCCCGTTCAGCGTTGCCTACTCCAACCGCGTTGGTGTTTTGGAATCATTCCCACCGCTGGCCGATATTGCTGAGCTAAA